TTGAGTAGGATTGAGCCACCATGGCAATCACTAACGGTTACGCGACCAGGGCAGAAGTCAAGGCCGCTCTCAGAATCGGTACGGCTGACACGGCCGACGACACGCTCATTGACAGCGCAACCGAATCTGCATCCCGTTTGATTGACGGCTATTGCAGCCGACAGTTCTGGGCGTATGGTTCGGCAACGGTTCGCGTCTACCAAGCGAACACCGAATACGTGTGCGACATTGACGACATCTACACGACCACCGGATTCATCTTGAAGACGTCGACGTTTGCTGACGGAAACTTTGATGTGACGTGGGATGCGACCGATGTGCAGCTTGAACCGTTGAACGGATACTTGGATGGCATCGAATGGTCGTTCAACAAACTGCGTGCCATTGGCGACTACCTGTTCCCAACCGTCAACGCCAACTACGGTGAGCAAGCACTCGTGCAAGTCACCGCCCGCTACGGGTGGGCGGCGGTGCCATCACCTGTGAAGCAGGCGTGCATCATCCAAGCGTCACGATTGTTCAAACGATTGGACAGTCCTCTCGGTGTTGCCGGGTTCGGTGACCTGGGTGCTATTCGTGTCTCTCGATTCCTTGACCCTGACATGGCTCAGTTGGTTGAGCCGTATCGACGGATGCGGATGTTTGCCTGATGTCGGCAGCAACACCAAGCCAAGTCAAAGACGGACTCAAGACCGCTATTGAAACCATCTCTGGGTTGCGTGCGTTTGACTACCAACCCGACCAAGTCAACCCACCGTTCGCATTCCCGACGCTGACCGAGATTCGATACCACGACCGCGGCTTCAACAACGGTGGAGTGGTCATGGACTTCACCGTCACCGTCGTTGTGTTCCGATCATCGGAACGAACCGCACAAGATGACATTGACCAGTTCACTGCGTTCTCGGGCACCAAGTCAATCCGGGCAGCAATCGAAGCAGACCGAACCTTGGGCGGAGTGTGCGACGACCTGATTGTCAACTCGTCCAGCAACATCACCAACTTTGATGCCAACGACACGACCTACCTGACGGTCGACTTCAATGTCACGGTGTACGCTTAGACCATGGCAAAGTACCTTGTCTCCGGCCCATTCCCAGTCAGCGGCGTAAAGCCCGGCGGTCATGTGGACGGAAGCGGGATTGACAATGTAGAGTTGTTGATTGCAGCAGGCATCATCACGCCAGTGGCAGAATCTTCCAAGCAATCCTCAACAGCCGATAAGGCAGGAGACAAGTAATCATGGCAAAGCTAGTTCTCAAAGATGCAAACATCTCGTTCAACGGCACCGACATCTCGGCCAACTGTGCGAGCATCACCATCTCGACCACCGCTGCCGAAGTTTCAACGACCGCATTCGGATCGTCGGCTCAGACCCGCGTGTCCGGCTTGATTGACAACTCAGTGACCTTGTCGGTTCACAACGACTACAACGCCATCGACGGATTGTTCTTCCCACTCGTCGGCTCAACCGCAGTCACGATGGTTGTCAAGCCAAACGGCACGGCCGTCGCATCAACAGCGAACCCTTCCTACACGTTCAGCGTTCTCGTAACCGAGTGGACCCCAGTGAACGGTGCAGTCGGCGAACTCGCCACCGCAGACGTCACGTTCCCAATCTCGGGCGCAATCACCAAGGCTGTCGCCTAGTTCTAATCACTTCACCCTGCGGAGGTAATACATGAAGATTGCACTCATTGTCCGAACGACAACGGAGTCACGCAAAGCATTGTGTGAGTTTGCCGACTTCGTCAAATACGAAGAAGTCCACAACGTCTCAATGGCAAACATTGAAACAAACTTGAAGACCCGCGACCTCGCATGGTTCGCATGGCATTCAGAGAAGCGTCGCAAGGTCACGACACTCAACTTTGATGATTGGTGCGGCACCATTGAAGGCATCGACATTGACACGGGTGAGGAACCGATAGTCCCTTTGGAGAGCAGTCAGCCCACTGGTTGATCGCCTACCTGGCGGTTGAGACGGGCATCGCCCCGTCGGTGTTGCTGACAGAGTCACCGAGAATGCTTTACACGATGAGCGCATACTTGCGTTGGAAGCATGTGAAGCAGAATCCGAACACGACCTACAATCGTTGACATGGCTGCATCATCATCAAGTGGCAAAGTCACCATCGGTCGTGGTGCTGAGGTTGCATTCATTGCACCAGGTCTCCTTCAGTTCTTGAAAGAAGCATCACAAGCATCGGATCGGTTCAACGGCGAGATGCGCAAAGCAGCTCAACAAGTTGCCCAGGTTGTTGTCGACCGGGCGAAGGTGAACGCCAATCAGCAACCACCGCACGGCAAACCCAGAGAAGGTTCCTCTGGCCATTCTCAGGCCAGCCAAGTTGTCAGAGGGTTGCGTGCTCGAAGCGACCGTATCCCCACCATCAAGCTCGATGGCAAGCGTGGCTATGTGTCGGCGTCAAGGACTAACCGCAAACGCAAGCAGCCGGTGACGATGGGGCAGGTGTTCTTCGGTGCCGAGTTCGGTGGCCGTCGTCGTAAGAACACGCAACAGTTCTTGCGTCACCGTGGCCGTCAGGGCTACTTCTTTTGGCAGGCCGTGCGAGACAGCAAGGGCACCATCGCCACCGAGTATTTGGCAGCCATTGACACGGTTCTCAAGAAGCTTGCTCCTGGGGCTGACTGACGCTACGCTGACATCCGAGGAGCCCGCCATGTTTCCTGAAATCCAGTTAGACAACGTCCGTGCTGTCCGCTTTGACTTCGTCAAGGCAGTCGTCCCGAAGCCACTCGCAGAGTCGTGGGCGCATCTGTCAGCACAGTTGCTTGTCAGCAAAGAGACACGAAAGAAAGACCGTCGCGCACTCTGGTCGCCAGTCATCTACGCACCCGGCACCACCCGAGCCAACCGCAACGTCGACGCCGTGACATGTCTGGTGATTGACATGGACGGTGAAGCCTTCGACCATGCACGTCTGGATGGCTTGGAATACATGGCATACACCACCTGGTCGCATCGCCCAGGTGATGAGCATTGGCACTTGGTGCTGCCACTCAAAGACCCTGTGCCAGCAGATCGTTGGGCTGAGGTGTGGACTTCGTTGCATGAACGCATCAACGTCGTCGGCGACCCTGCGACCAAAGACCCGGCACGAATCTTCTACCTGCCACAACATCCGCAAGGCTCAACACCGAGTCGTCGTATCGGCCACGGTGCGTTGCTTGATGCCGGGTTGGGTGAGGTGTTCATTGCACCACGGTTGCGTGTTGCTCGGATGCCGAAGGCTGCACAGAACTCGAAGCGTCACTATGCGTTGACCGAGGAGTGGTGGACTGAACCTGCCGACTTGTCGCGGTTTGTTGGGTTGACCCAAGACCAGGTTCATAGTCGTCTGCGTGCCGAGTGGCGGGAACTCACAAAAGACATCGTTCGCTAACAAGTAGAATCGGCAGTCATGGCCGTTACACGTGACTTCCTAGTCAAGCTCTTTGCCGACCCGAAGCAAGTCATCTCGGCGTTCCAAAAGGTTGCAGGCGAAGCCAACAGCACGTTCGGCAAACAAGGACTCGGTGGCAAGCTCACAAGTCTGCTGCCTTCATTCAAGACGGTTGCGATTGCAGGCACAGCAGCATTCGGTGCTGTCACCGCTGCGGCAGGGTTCGCTATCAAGGCCGCTGCTGAGGATGCCGAGTCGCAAGCCCGTCTTGCTCAGGCGTTGAAGAACACGTTTGGTGAGTCTGAGGCGTTGGTAACTGAGACCGAAAAACTGATTACCCAGTTCTCAAAGAGTGCTGCGGTTGCCGACGACCAGTTGCGTCCAGCCCTGGGCGTACTCATCACCGCTACGGGTGACTTTGCTCAGTCGCAGAAGTTGTTGTCGTTGGCGTTGGACATCTCTGCCGGTACGGGCCGTGACTTGGAATCGGTGACGATTGCATTGGCTCGTGCCAGCCAGGGCACGTTCACACAGTTGACCAGGTTGGGTGTGCCACTCGATGCGGGTGCAGTCAAAGCCAAGAACTTTGCTGCGGTCACTAAACAACTTGGTGAAGCGTTTGAAGGGCAGGCGGAAGCGAAAGCCGATTCGGCTGCTGGTCGGTTCCGTGCGTTCGGT